GTGCATGGCACAGATGTAAGCGGTATCAGCTTTGTTTCGGCCTTTGACACGCTTGACGGCGTGGAGCTGACGGGTGTGTGGAACAAGGCGGCGAGCCGGGTGGAGTTTTGAGAGGAAGGAGGATCAGAAATATGCAGATCAAAGACCTAGCCATTGGTGATGGCTTTGTATACCTGATGGAAGGCAGCACCAAAGTCAAGTTTTACGCGCTGGCCCACAACTACGAGAGCGGCCTGAACGGCAAGGGACGGACACTGTTTTGTAGAGAGAGTCCGGCGGGGAGTGGAACACATACTACGTCCGCAAAAGAGAATTACAGAGTCGATAGCAATAATGAAGACGCCTGGTACAAAAATACCTATGTGAATAAGTTTTCCGGCGAAGTACGAAAATTGATTGGTATGACAAAATATATCGGTCAATATGCTTACCATTTTAGCCAGTCCATTGGCGGTAATGTCGGAACAGCACTTGGCAGCGAAACATACGAGTCAAGCTTTTTTCCCATCTCGGCAACGGAAGTCGGGGTCTCAGGCTTCTCCGATGGCTCTGCGCTTTCCTCAGCCGCGATAAGCAGGATTAGCAACATTCGAAACCGCTACGGAAGCGGTATCTGGACGAGAACTCCATATATGCGCATTACGTATACTGACGAATCGCATTTTCCGACGAGCTATTACTACGCAAACAGCTTATACATATCTTCCGCAAGCGGTTCCAGTCTTTCGACTTCCGAGGGAACTTACAGCAGTAGTTGCGGCTACCTGCCCTGTTTCACCCTGCCGGAGACGCTGTACATTGACAAGGACGGCTTCGCCTCGGTAAACCAGCCGCCGGAAATCACTTCCGATGTGGGTGAGAGCGGCGTGGCGCTGGGCGAGAAGAACGAGCCATTTACACTGCCCTACACCGTGACCGACGGCGATGGAGACCCCATGACCATCGCCGAAAAGGTGAACGGTGTGGAGCTGGCCGCCCGCGAGAACGTGACTACCGGCACCGAACTCACGGTACAGTGCCTGAGCGAGAAAGCCCTGTTCCAGCAGATCCTCAACGGAGAGAACACATTGGTGCTGGAAGTGGGCGACGGAAAGACCACGACAGAGTGGACCGCTACCTTTACCAAAAATGTGACAAGCGCCGTCCTCTCGCTGGCCCAGCCCCTGACGGCGGACGACACCATCACCGTGGCCGCGCTGACGCTGGAGGGCAGTTTCCCGGCAGATATGAACCTGACCGTGGAGCTGACCAACAACGGACTTGACGATGCCCCCGTGTGGGAGAACTGCACCGACATCCAGCGCGGCGAGAGCCGGGCCTTTGTCCACCACGCCTTTACCAACAAGACCGCCGCCCGGGGCTTTGCATTCAACTACAAGGTGACGATCAGCCGGGGCGAAAGCGGCGTCGGCGGCAATATCACTATGATCGGAGGTGTGATCGGATGAGTCTGCACAAAACAGAAAGGAGCCTGAAAGAGCTCCACCGGAAGCTGGCAGCGGAGCAGAAGCTCAGGGAGCTGCCCGGCCTCGTAGCGGAGATCGAGGACGCCCTGTGTGAGCAGGATATGGCATCACAGGAGCGGCAGGCGGCTATCGAGGACTCGCTGTGCGAGCTGGATGCCGCCGTCAACAAGTAAGGAGGATTTCAAAATGGATAAAATCTGGGCGAACCGGCTCATCGCCGGTACAAAGACGTGGGCAGAGATGCCCGCACGCCGCCATGCCGGAGTCAAAGCGGAGCTGGCCAAGCGGGTGGCCGAGGGCGAGATCACTGCAGAGCGGTACAAAGAGATCACGGGGGAGGACTACGATGAATAAGCTGCTGGAGCTGCTGGAAAAGCTGGTGCGGGCCATCTTTGGCCCGGGGGACGAGCGGGACACCGGCGAACCTGAGCCTGCGCCCCAAGCCCCCAAGGCAGAGGCTGTCACCGGCTGGGAGGGCGGCCCGCCCTACCGGTACATCGACGTGAGCCGGTGGCAGGGAATCATCAAAATGGAGGGTTGGGCGCAGGTAAAAGCGGCAGGCTACAAAGGCGCGATGCTGCGGGCCGTAGGGAACCGCAACGGTGTACCCTACATCGACCCCACCTTCGAGGACAACTATGCCAACGCAAAAGCGGCAGGGCTGGACGTAGGCGTGTACTACTACACTGACGCCTCCTGTGAGAAGCTGGCTGACGAAGAGCTGGCTGCACTGCGGCAGGCGCTGCGGGGCAAGGAGCTGACCATGCCGGTAGCGGTGGATCTGGAATCGCTGAATCTTGTCGGGATGCCCTATGGAGACTTATCCAATCTGGCAGCCTACCATCTGGAGCAGATCGAGAAGATGGGCTTCTTCGCCCAGCTCTACACCTACACGAGCTACGCCAACGCCCATCTGGATATGGCAAGGCTGTCAGGGCGGTGGGATGTATGGCTGGCTGACTACACAGGCAAGACCCCGAAGGTGCGGTTCAAGTACAACGCCCACCAACACACCAGCAAGGGCAGCGTGCCGGGCATCAACGGGCCGGTGGACCTCGACGTCACGACCGTCAACTACCCGAAAATTATCCGCAAGAAGGGCCTGACCCGTCTTCGGGAGGGCGCATGAGTGAAGCAATCATCGTAGCCATTATCACCGGCGGTCTGAGCCTGATCGGCGTGATCGTCTCCAACAACCACACCGCCCAGAGCATGGACGCCAAGCTGGACAAGCAGCAGGCGGTGACCGAAACAAAGCTGGAGGAGCTGACCCGGGAAGTCCGGGCGCACAACAACTTCGCCCAGCGTGTGCCGGTGCTCGAAGAGCAGATGAAGGTGGCAAACCACCGCATTGCAGACCTCGAAAAAGAGAGAGGAGAGTAATACATGGCAACGATCAATAACATTTTGGGCGTTATTCCCGCCCCGGTGGCGGCAGTTCTCATGCTGGGCGGCTTTATCTTTTACGCCCTGGGCTGCATCCGGCTGGGCTATGGCGCAGCGGTAAAGCCGCTGGTGCTGGACCTCATCGAGAGGGCCGAGCAGGAGATTCAGGGGACAAAGCGCGGCGCAGAGCGTAAGGCGTGGGTCGTCAAGATGCTCCGGGCCGCCCTCAGCGCCAGCAAATACGGTAGGCTCATCAGCTGGGCCATCACCGATGAGACCATCGGCAAGGTGATTCAATTTTTCTTTGACCGCATGAAGGCGGCCTTGCAAAATCAGTAAGGAGGTTATTATGGCAAGCACTACATACCGCCATATCGGTGACCTCACCGATATGTTCGCCGCACAAGAGCAATTTCGGCACGTCACGAAAATGGTTGAAATATGCAAAACCTGCACATTCGATTTGAAACATTGGTTAAAAACGGCCATTTTTACGAATGAGTTCAACTTTTCAAGCCCGAAAAGTTCAATTTGTCACCGTTTTGCCAGCATTGGCAATATGGTGCGCAACGCCGGACAGCTTCCGCAGCCCTTCTGGCTCGGTGCTGCCTGTGGCGGCGGCTCGTGTAGTCTTTCCGCCAGCGTTGCAAGGGCTTAATGCAGAACAGATAAAAGCTGTGATAAAACGTGCACCGCTTGGGAGGTATGACCGGAAAATCGCCCGGTTGCGGTACGTTGACCAGCTATGCCAAGTTGATATTGCAGCGCGTGTGCCGTATTGTCGGACATCAATCGGCAATAGGCTGAAAATTATTGATAAAATGCTGGATGTGTGATACCATAATCTTAATTGGGTGCGATTTTTCACGAAATCGCATTGAAGCGGCAGGCTTTCGGGTCTGCCGCTTTTCTTTTTGCACGAATTGTGGTAAAATAACATCAACAAATCCACCCGGCCTCTCGAAGAAGCGCATTAGGGTGGATATTTAAAAGGCTACGGCCTTTGTAGAGAGCGGCATTGCCTGTGGACGGTTCCGCTCTTGATTTTAGACTTAGCCGTTTTGGCGGCATAAAAAATCCCCTGCTTTGCCGAAGCCCTGCGTTCCACTCGGGGTACGTTGTAGGCAAAGTGGGGGATTTTTTTTGCAAGTAAAACGTTCAAACTTTCTATTTTGCATCATTTTATATAAGTATATTTATATCTTTAAGCGTTCATGCGGATTTTTCCGTGTGGGCGCTTTTCTTTTTTGCTCACAGTAATCAAGCTCTAATCAAGCTTTAACCAAGATTTTTTGTCCTTCATTTGACGTTCGTTGTCTCTCCCAGCGGTTTAAAAAAGTACACTGGGCGCAAAGGGAGGGGGCGCCATGTGGCACAGGTTTAACCCGAACCCGCGCGGGAGCAGCGTCGGGGACTGCGTAGTGCGGGCGGTAGCTGCGGCCACCGGCCGGAGCTGGGAGCAGGCGTATATTGCGCTGGCACTCACCGGCTACGCCCTCGGCGATATGCCCAGCGCCAACCGCACATGGGGCGCGTACCTTCAAAAGCGCGGGTTCAAGCGCCGCATGGTGGAAGCGGATTGCACCACCTGTTACACCGTGGCAGATTTTGCCCGGGAGTACCCGCGCGGCGTGTATGTACTGGGCTGCTCCGGGCACGTCCTGACCGTGATCGACGGTGCGTGGTGGGACAGCTGGGACAGCGGCGCAGAATGCCCGATCTACTACTGGTATAAGGAGGAGTAAACGATGCCTTACAATCCGTATGCGTATCAGATGCCGACATACTACGGCCAGCCAATGCCGGACAACCTCGCTCAACTCAGGCAGGGAGTGGGCTATCAGTCTCCCATGATGCAGCAGCCGACAGCACAGACAGCACAGGCTACGCCCTCTATCATCTGGGTGCAGGGAGAAGAGGGCGCAAAAGCCTATATGGTCGCCGCAGGCAACAGCGTACTGCTGATGGACAGCGAAAACAGCGCTTTTTACATCAAGAGCACCGACGCCAGCGGGATGCCGCTGCCTCTCCGCGTCTTTGACTATAAGGAACGCACCACGGCGGCAAAAATGCCCCCTCAGACGGCGCAGCAGCCCGGCGGGGAGTTTGTCACCAGGGCAGAGTTTGACGCCCTGGCAGCCCGCTGTGCAGCACTGGAAAAGCAGGAGCCCACAAAAACCGAAACGGAGGTCAAGTGATCATGGCAAACCCTCTTTTTGATGCACTGGGCGGCGGCAAAGCATCCTCCATGGCCGGCCCTATGGGCCAGTTCGGCCAGATGATGCAGCAGTTCCAGCAGTTCAAGGCTAATTTTCAGGGCGATCCAAAGCAGGAGGTGCAAAAGCTCCTGCAATCCGGGCGGATGAGCCAAGACCAGCTCAACCAGCTTCAGACAATGGCTCAGCAGTTCCAGCAGTTTTTACACTAAGTCGTAACCGTGGCCACGGTCGAGATACACTTTTTATCAAAAATTTCGAAAGGAGTACAAAATGTCTCTTTCTTCTGACAACATCGGCTTGACTATGCCGGTGCAGCCCGCCAATACCAACAATGGCAACGGCTTTGGCTTTGGCGGCGATGGTTCGTGGTGGATCATCGTGCTCTTCCTTTTCATCTTCTGCGGCTGGGGCGGTAACTGGGGCGGCAATCGCGCCGGTGCCGGGACGTCCGGCGCCGGCGTCGTGGATGGCTACATCCTGACCAGCGACTTCGCCAACATCGAACGCAAGATCGATGGCGTAAACAACGGTATGTGTGACGGCTTCTACCAGCAGGCACAGCTCATCAACGGCGTCCAGCAGACCGTGAGTAACGGCTTCATGTCCGCCGAGATCAGCCGTGCAAATCAGCAGGCGGCATTCATGCAGCAGCTCTCTGCAATGCAGATGCAGCAGCAGAACTGCTGCTGTGAGACCCGGTCTGCTATCCAGGGCGTCAACTACAATCTGGCTACCCAGTCCTGCGAGACCCGGAACACCGTGCAGAACACCACCCGGGACATCATCGACAACCAGAACCAGAACGCCCGCGCCATCCTTGACGCCCTGACCGCACAGCGCATCGAGGCAAAGGACGCAAAGATCGCTGAGCAGGGTCAGCAGCTGTTTGCAGCACAGCTTGCGGCATCTCAGGCAGCCCAGAACGAAACGCTCAAGGCCTACATGAGCGGTCAACTGGCCTACTACAATCCGCGCCCCGTGCCCGCATTCCCGGTTCCTGCACCTTACCAGTACGGTAACTGCGGCACCGGTTGCGGCTGCAACGGTTGCGGCTAACCGAATAACGGCAACTGACTGCAAATTGTAGTCTGTTCAGCCCCTGAGCTGATTTTGCAAACCAGAGCGCCGGGGCAGTAGTCCCGGCGTTTTTTGATGAAAGGAGCCGATAAAATGGCCGAATTTAGCAACTCTAACACCGTCAGTGTGGCGGCGGGTGAAAACCTTCCCCTGACTGAGACCGCGGTAAAAGCCCCTGCCTGCATCATGCACCGTGAGGGCAGCGGCCTCGTGACCCTGCGCGGTCTTACCAATCAATGCAAAGCGCGCTTCAAGGTAAGCTTTGGCGGCAATATCGCCATTCCCACCGGCGGCACTGTGGGACCCATTTCCGTGGCGCTGGCTGTCGGCGGTGAGTCGCTGACCAGTGCGACAGCCATTGTCACCCCGGCGGCAGTCGAAAATTACTTCAATGTTTTCGTGGCCGCTTTCATCGAGGTGCCGCGCGGCTGCTGCGTGACCGTGGCGCTCAAAAACACCAGCACCCAGGCTGTCAGCATCGCCAACAGCAATCTGATCGTTGAACGGGTAGCGTAAGAAAGGAGATAAAATCATGCTGGATAAACTGAATCACCTGAAGGATGAGATGTGCGACGAGCTCATGGAGCTGACTGACAAAAAGAACCGATCCCCGGGCGATGTTGAGATGATCGGCGAGATCGTGGACATCATTCTGGACATCCACCGCATCGAGGACTACTGCGAGGGCGGCGAGTACAGCCGTACAGGCGAGTGGGAAGCTGACATGCGTGGATCCTTCAACCGCGACGCTGGAAACGGTTACAACCGGGGCAACAGCTATGCCAACCGAGGCCGTCACTATGTTCGTGGGCATTACTCCCGCACGGATGGCCGTGAGCGCATGATCTCTGACATCGAGGACATGATGCAGGACGCCACCGGTGCAGAGCGAGACGCTTACAAACGCGCGGCGGACATTCTGCGCAATGCATAAGTGAGGAGGGTGGCAAGTATGGACATCGACGAGATCAATGACCACATCCACAAACTGAAATGCGGATCCACTGACTGGCAGAGCGTGGAAAAGCTTGCCGCCCTCTGCACCGTGAGAAATGAGCTGGAAGAAAAGCAGGCACCGGCAGAAATGCAGACTCAAGCGCTGCCTCCCGCGTCGTACCCGGCGGCATACTCCACAAAAGCAAATCCGCAAAGCGAGTTCGTGGAAGCGGCCAGCGCTGCACCCTTTGGCGGCTTGATGGAAGTGCTTGATGAGCACATGAGCGCCATAAAGCTTGTATACCCGAAAGAGTATGAGCTGGTCATGCGGAAGATAACCGCATTGTAAAACGACACAAAATGTGTTATTTTTACATACAGACAAAACTTGAAAAGCTGAATTTTTGAGTTTGATAAGCTAACGCAAGACTAACAAACGTTGAGTTTTTATCGATAAATAGTAAAATAAAACTGATTTGTAATCAGTGGGTTGCAGGTTCAACTCCTGTCACCAGCTCCAAAAATAAACGCACGAACGATAAAAACAAATCGTCCGTGCGTTTTTATTTTTGCTTGAAATGCCTTGAAATTCCCTGAATGAACGTGACAATCTAACAAACAATCTAACAAATCAATACTTCATCTTTTGCATTTCCCGCAACAGATAAGCCGGGTCATTGTGGGAGACGTACTTGTTGGCCGTGGTGGAGAAATTTTTGTGACCCAAGATGGCCTGCACGGCGGTCTTTTCCAGGCCGCACTCCACCATCTTGCTGCTGGCCGTGTGGCGCAGGGTATGCGGATGCACCCCCTCTATGTGGCACTCCTGCATCAAAGCCCGAAACCTTGTAGCCACGTTGCGCTTGTCCAGCTTTGTACCAGCTTTGGACGGTATCAGCCACTCACAGCCGCTGTCAAGCATCCAAAAGGCAACGATTTTGTAAATGGGGTCCAAAATAGGGATAATGCGGTTTTTGCCCGCCTCGGTCTTCTCGCCGCCCTGCATATACCGCTCTTTTAGATGCACATCGTCGCAGCGCATGGAGAGCAGCTCATCGATACGCATACCTGTGTAGAGCAGCACCATTGCGATTTGTGCTATCTTCCCAAGCTTCGGGTCATCTTGCCGGCTGCTGATCTGCTCTATCTCCTGAGCGGTCAAGGTGCGCTCTGCCTTGCCTGTAGCCGCCGGGAGCTGCAAGAGCATAGCATAGTTTTTGTTTATGATGTCCTGAGCCATTGCCCACTCGCAGATCTGACTGAAAAGCGTGCGCTGCTTTTCGCAGGAGCTGCGGGAGAGGCCCTTTTCCACCATCCGGTCAATCACCTGTTGATAGTCTGCAGTTTTTAAGTCCCGGAGCTGTCGGTCATACAGCGGCGAAGCCTTTGCATAGGCCAGCTCATAACCCTTTTTCATGTCAGTGCCGAGCTTGTCAAATTTGGGCTGCGCTTTCCATTGGGCGTAGGCATCCGCAAAAGTACATTTCAGACGCGCTGCGGGGGTGTTTTGGACGTTGTAAGCGTCCAACGCTTGTACTGCTTCACCCGGCGTCGCAAACGTCCCCAGAACGTCTCGCTTGGCTGTCAGGGCCACATACGGTTTTGACCTCGTCCCGCTCAACTTATATACGCTGCCGCTGCCCTTTGGGCGGCGGCGCTTTTTTCTTTGCTGCGGGGCGGCTTCTGGCTGCTTCTTGCCGCAGTAGGGGCAAAAAGATGCGTCGTCCGGTATTTCCCGGCGGCAGCAGGCGCGGATGCACTTCAAGTCTCTTCACCTCGCTTTGCGGTATAGTCGGCTTCGCCGCTTTTTGCGGCCTCTTTGCCAGCCTGATACGCCGAGCGCAGCAGATTCACCGGAGGCTGGACTTCCCACGGAATCGGGTCCGTCCCTGTAGCCACGGCGAATCCGTAGTTGTCCAGTATCTGGCCGCAGACAGACACCTTGTTTTGTAAGGGGGTATGCAGATTTGCGCACACCTCAGCAAACACCGCTGGTGGATAGCTGCCATGTCGGCCCAAAAGAATAAACAGCACCATCTCTTTTACGATTCGAGGTGCCGTGCGAAAGTATTCTGTAAGCGCCTTGTCCAGATCTTCGTCTGATTTGCGCTGTATGGGCTCTTTGTAAAGCTCTGGGTGCAGCATTTCTTGCATGGCGGGGAGCGGAGAAGCCCCGCAAGCCTCGAACCAGTCCATTATCTTGTCGGCCGGTGGGCTGGACGCCCCGCACTCCCAGCTCTGGACCGTAGCCTTTCCCTTGTTGATACGGCGGGCCATGTCGACTTGGCTCAAACCTGCCGCGACTCTGGCCCGCGCCAGTGCGATACCAAGCTTTTCCGCAGTAAAGTAGCTCATCAATTATAACCTCACAAATTTCCATGCCATAAAAACAAAAAGCGACATGGGGAAAACCCATGCCACTCGACAGAGCAGAAGTCCTTCAAGTTTTCCCATAAAATGGTAAAATATAAAACAAGTTGGACAAATTTAACAAAAACAGAGGTGAAATAAAATGAATTTCGAGCAAAGAAACGGTAAAGAAAACGAAATGACCATCATTGACGGGATGCCTGCCACCATTTTGACCGGCGCGACCCGAACACCTGAACCTTGGGAGGACTAAAGATGGACAAGATGCAGCTGTTTTGCACACACATCCGCGCCGCGCTGGCCTGCTATGAGGATATGCCACCCGAGGGACAGGCTCGGGCCTGCCTTTATGTAACCCGCAAGGCAAAGTCTGTTCAGGCTCTCCACGCCGCAGCAGACGCACCCGGCGGGGAGCTTGCTGCTGAACTGTTGCAAAAATTGCAACAATCTTGCAACCACGGATAACAACGCACATATTTTGCGCGGATTCTGCGTAAAACGCGCGTACTTAGCAAAAAGTCAGCGTAAATTTCAGCGATTCAGCGCAAATGCTCATTTTTCTGTGGATTTTTGCGTGATTAAACGCGCTTGACGCAATACAATAAACGGTTGTATAATGCGGTTGTGAACGAGTTACAAGCCCAATAGTTGAGCTTTCTTGGCATTGTACTCTGCCTCTGTAACAGCTCCCATATCCAGCAGCTGCTTAAACTTCAAAAGCTCGTCAGCAACACTGGATGCAACCGGCGTGGCAGCCTGTGGCTTCTCCTGGCTGACTTTGCATCTCTTGAGAAAAGCGGTCATGCCGCCGGGATAAACCGTTGTCGACAAGCTGCTTTCGCCCAGCGGAAGCACAAAGTGGATAGATACGCTCTCCTTACTGCGGCCCTTGCGGGTCTCTGTTTTGGCAGTGGCAGCGCCCACGATCGCACCCACAGGACCAGCAACAGCTGCACCGATCACGGCACGGCCAATACCGCCCTTTGTCTCTGTCATCGTCAGATCGTCAGGAGTATCAGATTCATACCCAGCGACTTCATCAAAGCTGTAGATCATACGAGGGCCTTTATCGCCGCCGCGGTGTCCGATGTAAAACAGCCGGTTGGGTTTGTCAATCGACACAAAGAGCGCGTCGCCATCATAGATAGAATCTGTTTCTTTGAACGTTTTTCGGCGGCTTTCCAACGTAACCCAGTATCCCGCAAGTGCAGCTGTCGACTGCTTTGCTGCCCGGATGCCCAATTTTGAAAAGAAAAAGTTACTGCATCCGGCGCAAATCGGGCTGTCTGCGCTTTTCTCGCGGTTCAGCAGGCCGAGCTTGCCGCCGCATACCGGACAGGCATTTGCCATAATAAGCACCTCACATATACAAAAATAGGCAGCCAACCAGCTGCCGAAAAGCTAAATTATCAAGGAAAATGCCAAAGGAGGAAAATAAAGTGCAAGAAAACAACACAAAATTGATGAAAGAAGCCACAGACTGTGTTATACTTGAGAAAATCAAGCTTGCACTTTCCCTTGGTATCGACGTGGATAAACTCTTAAAGGAGGCAATGCAAAATGTCGAATAATACGATTCTTTTTATCATCGCCGTGTTTGTTATCGCGATGTTTGCGATTCTCGCTTACGAGTTCCTTCATCTCAATGACTTTGCGCTTTTTCGTCGAAAGCCGGAACCGGAGCCGGAACATAAGCACCTTGACGACCTTTTCCGAGCAGAAGTCATGTATACAGGCGTGACCCTCGGAAGTATCTGCGAACTTTGCCCCAAAACCATTTTTAGGGTAAAGGACGGACGCGGCGGGTATTTCGCTCTCGACACCGAAAAAGTGGATGAAAAAAAAGCTGCGCTTTTACAAAACCATTTTTGTTAAAGCACTGGATGCCCCGAATTACGAGCTGGAGGTGCCTGACCCGTCACTTCTTTGAGTGAAGAAGTACGTCAACAGAGCAGAGATAGTAGCGATAACAGCACTTTGAAAAAACTGTTTTCGTGAAATCATCTGCTCTTTTTCTTTTTTCAAAAAGTACGTTCGCCCTTTTGCGGTCAAAGCTAAATAATGGTACGTCTTATAATTTCGCGCATCTACCTGCTCGCCACTTGTTTTGATTTCGGCATAACCATCCGCGACAAGCAGATCAGCAAGAACCGCAGAGTCCTTTTTGAATTCTTCTGAAAAAAGTTCCAGTCAATACTCCTATCGCATTGGGATCCTTTTGATAAAATTCAAGAAGATACCGAAGTGCTTCCTCTTCCTGCTTTAGCTTAACCATTCCCATTCCCATCCATCATGTTCAAAGCTGCATCAATGGAAATGTCCAGCGAGTTTAGAAAAGCTTCCTGCTGTTTTGTCGGCAACTTGCTCAGCTTATCTAATATAGTATAAGCTTTTGCTTTCACATCTGCATCCAGCCCACTCCCTTCACCGGGGGCGGGCTTTTCTTTTTGCTCCTCGCCGGTGAGCTCTTTAGAATCAACTCCAAAGTAGGTTGCGATTTTTTCAACGGTTGCTTTTCGCGGGGCGCTTCCATTTGCCCATCTTGTTACAGAAGAGCGCTGAAGCCCCATATCCTCTGCTACGGCAGATGGCGACTTGCCAATGCTATTGCAAAGGCGAACGAAGTTCAAATAGAACAAAACACCACCTCCGTTTTTGTGCAAGTCTACAAATAGGCAACAAACGCAACAAAACCTATTGACTGTTGCGTTTGTTTACGTTATAATACAGACACTGCTTGTGAACAAACGCAACACGAAAAACGCCTGAACAGAAATCGGGGCGTCCGAATGCTATTGGTAACCTTGCAATTACATAATAGCACGTTTTGTGAACATTTGCAACAGTATTTTGACACGGCGACAAGAAAAAATCTGCCTGTGGTCGCTTCACAGACAGACTTTTCACCGATTTGTCACCAGAACGCACCTGCACCCAGGCGGTAATGCAAACTTGCACGTCTGCACATCTTTTTCGGGCATTTACGCCGCAAAAGTAACGCCGGGGCTGCAAAAGCGACTTACAGTTCTATTGGTACGTCGCTCACTTTAGCGGGCCGGTTCCGCTGAATTTTTCAGCCTTAGGCATTGCGCACTTGCTCGCGTCTGGAACAGGCTGGTTCAAAAAGTCCTTCAATTTGCATCGAACTTCCTTTCTTGCCAGTATCTAAGGCTTGAATAGTATAGCAAATTGGTGCGCCGTTGTCAATTTATTAACACATAACAGGGAGGTGGAAGAGTGCCCGAACCGTGGACTGGCCGCCTGATTGGCCGAATGCACAACAACGAAGTCACGCTGGGTCAGCTTGCAGAACGTCTGGGGTGGACAAAGAGCTATTGCTCGATGATCTTGAACAGTAAGCGCAAGCCCAGCGGCATCCGTGAGAAGATGGAAGCCGCAGTCAGCGAGATCATCAAGGAAAAGGAGGCAAAGCCGTGAACCAAAACAAAAAGCCCAGCCGGAAGCCCGACTAGGGCGCAACCACGATTACGATAATCTGCATTTTGATAACCGTGCTTAATGTGTCACTTGTAGTATTCCAAATATTATGGTGGCTGCTAAGGAATGGAGGATAGATATGACCAAAGAAGCCCTGGATAAAAACGAAGAACTTCTCAGAAAGCAGTTGGAGCTGCTTTCTGAGAAGTCCCCGAATGCTGATTTGGACACCCTGGTAAAACTTACGGATGCAATGTGCAAGGTTTACAGGACGCTCACTGATGCGCCTTAAAGTATCCAGAATCATGCTTTTCCCTGTAGTCCTTTCGGATTTCATACAGTGCTTCCCAATACATGGTATGAATTTCCGCAGGAGTCTTCCCGCTCAAATCCTGATGCTGAACGTAGGCCAAGGCGAGAGCTTCAGAAAGAGAACTCGGAAAAGTTTTGAAATCACTCATTTTGTCACCCCCTTTCCCTGCCTATTATAACAGGCACCGGGGTGGACGACAAGAAAGGACAAAATATGGCAAACATTCAAATTTTCACAAGCCCCGAGTTTGGGGACATCCGCACGGTAGACCAGAACGGCGAGCCGTGGTTCGTGGGCAAGGACGTGGCGGCGGCGCTGGGATACGGCGAAGGCAAGTCACTCGCAAACGCCGTTTCCAACCACGTTGACGAGCAGGACAAAGGGGTCACCGAATTGATGACCCCCGGCGGCAACCAGAGAATGGTCATTATCAACGAGTCCGGCCTGTACAGCCTGATTTTTGGCAGCAAACTGGAAGGGGCCGTGCGGTTCAAGCGCTGGGTGACAAGCGAAGTATTACCCGCCCTGCGCAAGACCGGCAGCTACATGATGCCCAAGCTCAGCAAGGAGATGCAGGCGCTGTTTATGCTTGACAACCGCACCCAGCGGCAGGAAGAGCGGCTCACCGCGTTGGAGAACACCATGACGGTGGATTACAACCAGCAGCGTGTGCTGCGCAAGGCCATCAGTCGGGCCGTCATTGGGGCGCTGGGCGGCGAGGACACCCCGGCTTACATTGACAACCACGTGCGCAGCAAGGTGTACAGCGAGTGCAACCACGATGTGCAGGACTGGTTCCGGGTGAACAGCGTGGGCAACATCCCCCGCAAGCGCTTTGACGAGGCGGTGGAGTACATCCAGCGCTGGAAGCCCAGCACCAACACCGTGATGTTGATCCAGCAGACCAACGGACAGACCAGCTTGTTTGCCGCAGCCGCTGCCCAGAAGAACACCACCACCGCCGGGAAGTTTGTTAAGGAGGTATAAGCATGAAAACCACGATGCGGGATAAGGCTTGCCAGCTGATCGGCAAGTATCAGTTCTTGGAAGAGGACTTCCGTTCAAGGTCATTTTTCAAGTCCGGGCCGTTTTGCGGCCCGTATGGCCAGTCGGAGGAAGCTATAAAAGCAAAGATGTGTGGCCAGTTCTTGGCCGATTTGAACAAGCTGCTGGAAAATGACGAAGTTGCAGCAGCCTATGAAGACCCCCGCAAGACCGCCCCGGCTGGCAAGTGGTGCGCGGACTCAGCGGCACAGGCAGCTGAGAGCGCCGCAAAGGAGGCACAGAGCAATGGGTAAAGTACTGGCGATCATCATCGCGTTTGCCGTCATTCTGGGCATCTCTTGGGGCGTTACCTGCGCCGCCGTGTGGTCCATCTGCGTATTGATGCACTGGACGTTCACCTGGGCCGCCGGAACGGCGGCGTGGATCGCGCTCTGGCTCATCGGCAGCTTTGGCAGCTCCAAGAAGTGAGGCGCTGACCATGCCTGCACAGAAGAAATACACCAATAAAGGAAGGTTATGAACATGAGTGAAAAAATCATCGCCTACAAGGCCATGGACAAAAATATGCAGTGCCGTGGCAAGCAGTATGAGGTTGGCAAAACCTACCATGAGGACGAGGCCGACTGCCGCAACGCTGGTATGCACGCCTGCGAGAACCCGCTGGATGTGCTGCACTATTACCCGTTGAGGGATAGCCCGCGCTTTTTTGAGGTCGAGTGCGGCGGGAACGTGGATAAAAGCAAAGAGGACAGTAAACTGGCCTGCACTGAGCTGGCGGTGAAAGACGAGGTGAACTTTGCGGGGCTTGTAAAAGCTACGGTGAATGCCGTTTTTAATCGGGTGAAGGGCAAAGAGCCTTTTTCCAGCGGCGATTCCAGCACGGCGGGTGCCAGCGGCGATTGCAGCACGGCGGGTGCCAGTGGCTATTCCAGCACGGCGGGTGCCAGCGGCGATTGCAGCACGGCGGGTGCCAGCGGCTATTACAGCACGGCGGGTTCCAGCGGCGATTACAGCACGGCGGGTGCCAGTGGCTATTACAGCACGGCGGGTGCCAGCGGCTATTCCAGCACGGCGGGTTCCAGTGGCTATTCCAGCACGGCGGGTGCCAGCGGCGATTCCAGCACGGCGGGTGCCAGCGGCTATTGCAGCACGGCGGGTGCCAGTGGCTATTCCAGCACGGCGGGTGCCAGCGGCGA